CCTAAAAAATGCTCCGGGGGAATTTTTGGGGGAGCAATTCGACTTTACCAGGGAGGATGGATGGACGACAACGAACACTCAGTGATGGTTGCGTTGCTGCCCATCAACGATGACTGGTGCAAGATCGCATTGCCGCATCTGACGCTCGTCTATGCAGGCAACACGTCAGAGCTCAGGCCCACCGACTTCAACGAGTTGGGCAAGCAGGCTTCGGAGACGGCTTCGAAGTTCGGACCTATCCAACTCACCGTGACAGGCGTCGAGGTATTCGGAGAGGAACCGGACAGAGTCCAGGTTCTGACCTTCGCCAACAACGCCAAGCTCGCTGCGATCCAGTTGCCCTACGCATCCTGGTCTGTGAGCAAGTTCCCGTTCAACCCACATGCGACCATCGGGCCAGTTGGTTCGTTCGTTCCGCCAGCACCACCGGCGGTTGCGTTCGACAGGATCGGAGTGTTCTGGGGCGAAGACAGCATGGTCTTCTACCTCAAGCCCTAAGGAGGAACGATGCCGCCAGGCGCAACAGTAATCGTCAAGACACAGCGAGTCGTCGTCAATCCGCAGACAAGACAGGTCGCTGTTATCCTGGCTGGACCTCAAGGACCACAGGGAGCTCCAGGTCCTGGTGGCAACAACGACTACATCAGGGCAGATGGTACTGTCCCGATGATTGCGGACCTTATCCTTTCGGAGGATCCGATCGCTGCCCTCGCAGCGATCCCGAAGTCGTACCTTCAGAACTACGCCTATGAGAAGGCAGCAGCAGACGGTCGGTTCGTGAATGCAGACGGCGATTCGATGAGCGGTCTTCTCATCCTGTCCGGCGATCCGGCTGTGGCGCTCGGCGCAGCCACAAGACAGTTCGTCGAGAACTGGGCCCACGCTAAGGCAACAGCTGATGCTCGTTTCGTCCTCAAAGCTGGCGACACCATGGGTGGTGTGTTGAACGGAATCGCTGGCGATTCGATGCGAATCGGCTACGGGGCCACCGCTGGTCAGTGGGGCTACACTTCGTTCTACGACAACACAACCAGGATTGGCTACGTCGGCAAGACGCCTGGCAACGCCCTCTATCTCGTCGGAGATGCGGCAGCAGTTGGAGGTCTTCGACTCCAAGCTACTGCTGGTGGAATCGACATCGTCGATGTTTCTACTGTACGAATCGATGTCAACGGCAACATCAAGCTCAAGCCCGCCACAGAGCTCCAGTTGTACAGGCCCGGTACTGCTGGCCCACACCTAGGGTTCTATGATGACGCTGATGTTCGTCATGGCTACCTTCAGATGTTGTCGACTTACGGCATCCTCACGATGGCTGGGTACATGCGGCTTCAATCTGCCGCATCGCAACCGATCATTTTCTACCCAGGTGCCGCAGAACAAGCTCGAGTCGATTCGACTGGTCAGTGGTTCTTCCAGAAGACTGCGTCAGCCCCATCCACCGTCGGTCAAGAGTTCCATGCCAACGGTCGTGTTTGGTTGACGACAGACACGGCAGCTGGGTACAACCTTGTCTGTGGAATCATCAACGGTGCATCCGGTAACATTTTCGTTGACTTTCGTACAGGCGCAACCGCCGGTACGAGAATCGGTTCGATCTCTCAAAGCGGCACGGCTGGCGTTGCCTTCAACACCACGAGCCACGGACCACACAAGGGCAACGTTCAAGATCTCGATGACGATGAAGCTATCGAGCGAGTGTTGCTCTGGAGGCCAGTCTCCTTCCAGTGGAAGTACGACGAGGACGGAGAGATCTCAGAACTCGGTACACCACAAGGAGAGGTCGAGCATGGGTTCATCGCACAGGAGATGCAAGAGGTCAATCCGAATGCAGTTACTCCAGGCTACGGGAACGAGGCAGCGCACAAAGAGTGGGTCGAGATCCAGAAGCGTCGTGCAGAAGCGATGGCGATCAACCGTGAGCTGCGTCGTGAGTACGACCAACAGCTTGCTGAGCTTGGGCCAGATGGAGCCGATCTGCCAGAACCCGACTACGTCGAAGAACCAGAGGATCCGGGAGACGATCCATTCAGAGCATGGCAAGGCGATTGGACGAAGCTCGTCCCAGATCTCGCTGCAGCGATGCAGGCAGTGATCCGTCAGAACAGAGCTCAAGCTGCTCGCATCGAAGAACTTGAAAGGAGGTTGGGATGAGCGGAGAACTCGTCGTCTACAAGAACCGCACGAACACGATCACCGTGAGTCTCGGCATCAACGTGGCTGGCGACGTGATCACGAGCGAGATCAGAGCTGAGCCAGACGTGGCTTCACCTCTCCTCATGACGTGGACAGTGGCGTACGCAACCGACGGAACAGATGGGGAGTTGATCCTCTCAGTCGACGACAACGCGACAGCACAGATCAAGGCCAACAGCGGCTACATGGACATCAAGCGAGTCACAGGTGGTGAGCCTGTTCCCGTCTTCGATCGTCCAGTCGAGGTCGAGTTCAGAGGAGCTGTCACGGAATGAGTGAGATCAACGTAGTCTCCAAGACACAGAGGATTGTCGTTGATCCATTTTCCTCGTCTGTGTCCATCATCAACGCTGGCCCTCAAGGACCAGTAGGCGCAAGAGGGCCCATTGGTCCTCCAGGTCCAGGTCAACCAGATGAGTATGTCCGAGCAGATGGTACAGTTCCCATGACTGGGGCGTTGGTTGTACCGAATGCCTCGTTGGATACGCATGCTCTGAACCGGCTTTACGCAGATGGTCGATATTTGGGCGTAGCTACAAAGTATGCAAAAGGCCAAGTTGCATACGCTCAAGTCGTCGCAAACGTGACGTTAAACACCGCAGCATTGACTGATATTGCGGGGTTATCGATCACATTCACCTGTGAAGCGAACCGGAGATACCGAGTAAAGGCGAAAGTCATCGGACAAGGAACTGTTATTGGTGACTGTATTCGATGGGCTTTGCTTGAAGGAACAACAGTCATTGATCAAGGCACATCCTACGCCACGGAAGTAAACCGGCAGATAACCACCCAAATCATGGAGAAATCCTACAATGCGGGCATTGCTGCTGGTAGCAAAACTTTCAAAGTGCAGGCATATCGCCTTGCCGGAACAGGAGCTCCAATCTTGGCGGCAGGAGCTACATATCCTGCATTCATCGAACTCGAAGACATCGGACCAGTCTAGGAAAGGAATAGAGATGGCAAGACTAGACCATCCAGATCAGGCAGTTGACACCGAGAAGCCAAGCGGCACGAAGGTCAACATGAAGGCATGGGAGGCCATGCGGGACGAGTACCCAGGAGACGACGAGTACGAGGTCGACGGCCAAGCCGATGACGAGGACTACGAAGGACAGGACGAAACCAAATGAGTACACTCTACCCATGGGGTTACGCCAAGGCCCTCGTCAACATGGACTCGCTGAAGAAGAACGCTCGGATCGATCTGATGGAACCCGAGTACGCTCGGCGTCTCTTCGCTTGGATCGAGTCACGTGGTGGGCACATCGGCATCGGTGGCGCTTGGCGTTCGGTTCAGCCTGACAAGCCCGGCTTCGCTCCTCCAGGCAAGTCCTTCCACGAGACACAGCTGATGGCTGGCGACACTCGCTTCTTCATGGCTGTGGATCTCGTTGCACGCAACGGAACCAACGTGCACCGCGCTCCGAGTTGGAAGGAAGTTCCTCAGCAAGGAACCGCCCATCCGGACATCAAGAACTTCGGTGTTCACTGCAACGTGAACGGTGAGCCGTGGCACATGCAGGCCATCGAGGTGGACGGCCACACGACTTGGGTGTCGAGAGGTCGCCCTCGTCCGAAGGCCGGCTTTCCCATTCAAGGAGTCAAGCCGCCACCCGTTGTTGATCCGACTCCACCGAAGCCGCCTGCTCAGGTCTTCAAGCCAGGTGACCGTGTTCTTCGGTTGGCCACTCCAACCATGACAGGCACCGACGTCCTCTGGGTACAGAACGTTCTTCACGGCGAAGGACTTGTCGTGTCGAGAGATGGCGTCTACGGTCGTCAGACTCGAGACAGAGTCAAGACCATGCAGGGTTGGAACGGTCTCACTCAGGACGGGGTCGTCGGACCGAAGACTTGGGAAGTGCTCAAGAAGTACTGACGCTGGGAGGCCAAATGACTAAGCGTCGACATCGTCCGGCTACTACTGATGAAAGTCGTGAAGGCCAACTCGTAACCCAAGCAATGGACCTTGCCGAACAGCAAATGCTTGATGGAACTGCATCATCCCAGGTCATCACGCATTTTCTGAAGCTCGGTTCATCTCGTGAGCGTCTTGAACAAGACAAGCTTCGCCGTGAGAACGAATTGCTCAGCTCCAAGGTGGAGGCTATGGCCTCTGCTAAGCGGGTTGAGGAGTTGTATGCAGCAGCTCTGCAAGCAATGCGTTCTTATGCTGGTGAAGTCGACAACACAGATGCAGAGTTCGATGACTATGACGATTAGTCGTTCATATTCCGAACTTTCGAGATACAACACATTCGAAGAGCGGTATCAGTACTTAAGGCTTTTCGGGTCTGTTGGCTACGAAACTTTCGGCTTTGATCGGTGGATAAACCAACGATTCTACCGCTCGAGACCGTGGAAAAGCGCAAGAGACTACGTGATAACTCGTGACAATGGATGTGATTTGGGAATACCAGGTTACGAGATTCACAGCGAGCTTCTTGTGCACCACATGAACCCGATCGTTGCTGACGACATCATTCACGGCGAGGAGTGGATATTCGACCCCGAATACCTCATCACGACGACACATTCAACGCACAATGCGATCCATTACAGCAACGAAAACCTTCTTCCGAAGGTCGTCCTGGAAAGATCGCCGGGAGATACCAAGCTCTGGTAGAAGGAGAACGAGATGGGAATCGATGGACTCGATGAGCTGAAGGAAGAAGCACCTCCAGCTCCGAAGCCGAAGAAGAAGGCAGCCAAGAAGGCAGCCAAGAAGTCAGAGGGTTCTGATGTCACAGCAGTGGCAGAGGAAGTTCTCGCTGGCCGCTGGGGCAACGGCCGTGATCGTGATGAGCGCCTGAAGAGGGCTGGTCACGATCCTGATGCGGTGCGCAAGGAAGTGTACCGGGTCCGCAGTGAGCGGATCACAGAAGCCAACAGCTGATCACTCAACAGAAACGGAGGTGAACCATGACCGACAGCATTCTGAACAGCACCAAGAAGATCCTCGGTTTGGACGCCGGCTACACCCCGTTCGATCTTGACGTCATCACGCACATCAACGCTTCCTTCTCCATCCTCAACCAGCTTGGGGTTGGACCGTTGGAGGGCTTCGCCATCGAAGGACCTGACGAGACCTGGGAGGACTACCCGGCTCCGCTCAATCAGATCACTCTGATTCGGACCTACGTCTACCTCAAGACTCGTCTCCTCTTCGATCCTCCGTCGACGTCATTCCTCATCGAGGCGACGACCAACCAGATCAAGGAGTACGAGTGGCGGTTGAGTGTCTTCCGTGAGGAAGCGACCTATCCGCCAGGAACGGACTACCCCCCAGGATCTGGTGATCCACTGGGTGAGGTGTACCACAGAGAGGAGGTGGCCTAGTTGGAATTCAGCGACAAGAAGAGAGAGAAGCTGACCGAAGAAGGTAAGGCCATGCCTCATGGTGGCTACCCCATCCGTAATCGAGCAGACCTTCACCGAGCGATTCAGGCTTTCGGTCGAGCCAAGAACAAACTCAAGACCAAGGCCTGGATCATCAAGCGAGCTCGAGAACTCAACGCCGTCGACATGCTCCCAGAAGGCTGGGTCAAGGAGAAGGCCGCAGCACATGGAGGCACAATGACTGGTGATCTAGTCCTCGAGCACTACGGCATCAAGGGCATGAAGTGGGGCGTCCGTCGATCAAGGTCTGAGCTCTCAGAAGGTCGAGCTGGTCTCGGTCGAGCGAAGGCGAAGGATCTGTCTGATGACGATCTGAAGAAGGCTGTCAGCCGAATGAACATGGAGCAACAGTACAACAAGATGCGCAGCAGGAATCCTGGTGCTGCACTCATGCTTGCTGGTGCTGGGTTCGTTGGAACGATTGCTCTCGGAGTGGTTCGTTCTCAGATCACGAATCAGGCAAACCAACGTGTCGCAAGTGCTCTCAGGCAGCGCGCTTCGAGAGAGGCTGCAGTCAGTAGGCTTGCACGGCTTGGCTAATAGGGAGGTTGCGTAATGCTTTCTAATACAGCAACTCCTCGCTATTACGGAGAGTTCAGAGAGCGTGTCCTTCGTGGTGAGATTCCAATCAATCGTGAGATCAACCAGGAGATGAACCGGATCGATGCTCTCATCGACAATCCGAACATCTGGTACGACGACATGGCGGTTGATGGTTTCATCAAGTACTGCGAGTACGAACTCACTCTAACAGACGGAAGCGATCTGTACTTGCTCGACACATTCAAGTTGTGGGCTGAACAGATCTTCTGTTGGTACTACTTCGTAGAGCGAAGCGTGTATCAACCAGACGGACATGGAGGAGGCCAGTACGTCCAGAAGGTTGTCAAGAAGCGCCTGACTACCAAGCAGTACCTGATCGTTGCCCGTGGCGCTGCCAAGTCGATGTACGCTTCCTGCATCCAGGCCTTCTACCTCAACGTGGTCACTGCCACAACTCATCAAGTGACTACTGCCCCCACGATGAAGCAAGCCGAAGAGGTAATGTCCCCCTTCCGCACCGCCATCGCTAGGGCAAGAGGCCCACTGTTCAAGTTCTTAACAGAGGGCTCCCTTCAGAACACAACCGGCTCTAGGGCAAACAGGGCTAAGCTTGTTCCAACGAAGAAGGGCATTGAGAACTTCCTCACCGGCTCACTCCTTGAAGTGAGGCCGATGTCGATCAACAAACTACAGGGTCTACGTCCAGCTTGCTCTACAATCGACGAATGGTTGTCTGGTGATCTGAGAGAAGACGTTGTTGGTGCTGTTGAACAAGGTGCATCGAAGCTTTCGGACTGGTTGATCGTTGCAATCAGCTCTGAGGGCACAGTTCGGAACGGTTCTGGCGACACAATCAAAATGGAACTCGCCAGCATACTAAGAGGAGAGTACCAAGCTCCTCATGTTTCCATCTGGCACTACAAACTGGATGAATTGGACGAAGTAGCGGACCCATCGACTTGGTTGAAGGCAAATCCGAACCTTGGGAAGACAGTTACGTACGAAACGTACCATTTGGACGTTGAAAGAGCTGAAAAGGCTCCTGCTGCACGTAACGATATTCTCGCAAAGAGGTTTGGTATCCCGATGGAGGGCTACACCTACTTCTTCACTTACGAAGAAACGCTCTTGCACCCAGAAAGAGCCTTTTGGGGCATGCCGTGCGCTCTTGGCGCAGACTTGTCTCAAGGTGATGACTTCTGCGCATTCACCCTGATGTTCCCATTCAACGACTACGCTTTTGGCATCAAGACCAGAAGCTACATCACCTCATTGACGCTGTTCAAACTGCCTGGAGCAATGCGGGCCAAGTATGAAGAGTTCATCCGTGAGGGAAGTTTGCATGTTTTGGATGGAACGGTCCTTGACATGATGGAAGTGTACGAAGATCTCGACGCTTTCATCACAGCAAACGAGTATGACGTTCGTTGCTTGGGGTTCGACCCTTACAACGCAAAGGAGTTCGTAACTCGTTGGGAAGCAGAGAACGGTCCGTTCGGGATCGAGAAGGTGATTCAAGGTGCGAGGACCGAGTCGGTTCCTCTCGGTGAACTCAAGATCTTGGCGGAGGAGCGGAAGCTCATCTTCGACCAGGAACTGATGTCGTTCGCTATGGGTAATGCCATCACACTTGAAGACACGAATGGCAACCGGAAGCTGCTCAAGAAGAGAGCTGAAGAGAAGATCGACAACGTCTCGGCCATGATGGACGCGTACGTTGCATACAAAGCCAACAAGGAGGCGTTTGAATGAACTACGTGTTCGAGCAGAAGCCTGCTCTTGAGGACCTGCAACACTTCGGCGTCAAAGGCATGAAGTGGGGCGTTCGAAAGGCTCGAGCTCCATCGACGAAAAGCAGCTCCGATGATGAAGTGAAGACTGGTATGTCGAATCGCAAGAAAGCGATCATCGGCGCAGCAGTTGTCACTGGCGTCGTAGTGGCTGGGCTTGTCGTTGCAAAGCACAAAGGCGTAACTGTCAGTTCTGTACGAAACACGCTTCAGAAGAAGGTTGGCGAACGAGCTGCCACGAAGGCAATCGAGAAAGTTGCGACTCGTAAACAGAAGTCAATCACCGAGCAAGCTCTTTCAAACAGTCAACGACAGCAGATCGCAGCGGCAAGGCAACGAATGGCCCAGAACCGAGCT